GAATTATGTCGTTTATAAAAGACTTAGTTAAAGCGTCTGGCAATGAATATGCGAATATCGTTGCAGATGGCGTCGCCGCTGGCGATGTAGATAATTTTGTAGATACAGGTAGTTATATCTTTAATGCATTATTATCAGGTTCATTATACGGTGGACTACCAGCAAACAAAATCACTGCAATCGCAGGTGAGTCAGCAACAGGTAAAACTTTCTTCGCATTAGGAATGTGCAAACAATTCTTAGAAGATAATCCTGAATCTGCTGTAATCTATTTCGAATCTGAATCTGCTATCTCCAAAGGTATGATAGAAGAAAGAGGAATCGATTCAAACAGAATTGTTATCGTGCCTGTGGTAACAGTTCAAGAATTCAGACAACAGGCAATCAGTATTCTCGATAGATATCTCGAAACTCCTGAGGACGATAGACCTCCGATGATGTTTTGTTTAGACTCTCTTGGTATGTTATCAACTACTAAAGAGATTGAAGACACAGCAGCAGGTAAAGAGACAAGAGATATGACGAGAGCTCAAGTCGTAAAAGGTGCATTCAGAGTTTTGACTTTAAAACTTGGTCGTGCAAAAGTTCCGATGATAGTGACCAATCATACATACGATGTAATTGGTTCAATGTTCCCACAAAAAGAAATGGGTGGTGGTTCAGGTTTGAAGTATGCCGCCTCTTCAATTATCTATTTGTCAAAGAAAAAAGAAAAAGAGGGTACAGAAGTTATCGGAAATATTATACACTGTAAGAATGCCAAATCTAGATTGACTGTAGAAAACAGAATGGTCGATGTTAGATTAACATACGATGAGGGTCTCGACAGATATTATGGTCTATTAGACCTCGCATTGGCAAGTGGTGTCTTTAAGAAAGCATCAACAAGGGTTGAATTACCAAATGGCAAAACAGAGTTTGGTAAAACAATAAACAATAATCCAGAAAAGTTCTTTACAGAAGAAGTAATGCAAGAACTTGAAACAGTGTGTAATCAATATTTTAAATATGGAAACGAGAATAGAACAGACAATAATCAAGAATCTGATTCAGAGTGAAGAGTTTACACGGAAGGTCATTCCGTTCATCAAATCTGAGTATTTCGCTGATTCATCTGAAAGGTTAGTCTACAGACTAACAAGAGATTACTTTGATAAGTATACAAAGAATCCAACAGTAGAAGCACTTCTCATTAATCTTGATAACGAAACATCTCAGTCAGAGAATGTCGTACAAGAAGCACAAAAACTACTGAATAATCTCAATACAGATGATACGCCATTTGATTGGTTAGTAGACGAAACTGAAAAGTGGTGCAAAGATAGAGCAATCTATATTGCAGTCATGGACTCAATCGAAGTAATCGATAAGAAGTCCCAAAGGTCTACCGGCGAAATACCAGAACTGTTGAAGGATGCCCTTTCCGTGTCCTTTGACCAACACATTGGTCATGATGTATTAGAAGACGCTGATGATAGATTCGACTTCTACAATACAGAAGAAGAGAAGATACCTTTCGACTTAGAATACTTCAACAAGATTACAAAAGGTGGGTTGCCGAACAAGACTCTAAACATTTGTCTTGCAGGTACAGGTGTTGGTAAGTCATTGTTCATGTGCCACATGGCATCATCATGTCTACTCATGGGTAAGAATGTTCTATACATTACACTTGAAATGGCAGAAGAACGAATTGCAGAGAGAATCGATGCAAACATAATGAATATACCAATCAAAGAACTGCCGAATGTATCTAAGAAAGATTACACAACTAAAGTTGACCGAATCAAAAACAAAACAAAAGGTAAACTTATTGTAAAAGAATATCCGACTGCCGCTGCTCATGTAGGGCATTTCAGACATCTATTACAAGAACTAAACATTAAGAAAGATTTTAAACCAGATATAGTCTTCATTGACTATCTAAACATTTGTGCATCACATCGTATCAGACCAGGTGCAGGTGCAAACTCTTATACACTTGTAAAGAGTATTGCAGAAGAACTTAGAGGTCTTGCTGTTGAATATGATGTACCAATGGTGAGTGCAACACAAACAACCCGAAGTGGTTATGGTTCCACAGATATTGGACTCGAAGACACTTCGGAATCTTTTGGACTACCTGCAACTGCTGACTTGATGTTCGCATTGATTACAAGTGATGAACTAGAAGAGTTAGACCAACTCGTAGTCAAACAGTTAAAGAATCGATACAATGACCCTACAATCTTCAAAAGATTTGTCATAGGTATCGATAGGGCAAGAATGAAACTCTATGATTGTGAACAAGAAGCACAAGAAGAGTTGTTTGATTCTGATGATAATGATGACACTCCTGTATTCGATAGAGTCAGAGGGTCAGAAAAATTTAGTGACTTCAAAGTATAATGGAACCATTCGTACAAAAACAATATGACGAGTATCAGGCGAATAGAACTGAGAAAGAAATATTGTCTAAAGAAGAACTAAGAGAAAAGATTATTGCAGACCTGAATCTCGTTTGCAATATGAGTGTAGAAGAATATACACTCTATCAGAAGTACCAAGAGATTCATATGAAGTATCCAACTCAAACAGTTTCAACTCTTTTTGGGGAAGAAACACAATTAATCAATCAGGAACATAAGAAGTTAATCGATGAAACAAAAAACAATATTTGGTTCCCAAACTCTTACGAAGATTTTGAGAAACTTGAACCAGAACTTATTTACACCGATTCAGAAAAAGATAGACAGAGTGCTGGCACGCTTACAGAGAAATGGAATTGTTTACGAACTTTCACTCATACTCAGAAGAACTCTTCGAACATTGGAAGAAACTTACATTACATTATTAGAGATAAGATTAGTCAGAAATATCTTGGCGTTATTTGTATTACTGGTGATTTTATCGACCTTACTCCAAGAGATGATTACATAGGGTGGGATAGAGAATACAAAACTAACAGTGGTAAACTTAATTGTACTGCAATTGGTTCTAGTATTCTACCAACTCAACCCTTAGGGTTTAATTATACAGGTGGCAAACTACTTGCTCTACTTTGTCTTGCTGATGAAGTTCAGAATCAGTGGAAAGAAAACTATGGCGACACCTTGGTGTCAATGACAACCACATCTCTCTATGGTAAATCAAAAGCAAATCATTTATCACAATACGATAGATTGAAGTATTGGAAGAAAATGGGATTCAGTAAGGGGTCTTTATCATACGAGATTTCCAAAGACACTGAACGAGCGATGCTCGACTACGCTGAACATCATTATAACGAGAGATACTTTCTATTGTATGTTGCAAAGAGAGAGAATGGTCAGACTCTAAAGAGAGACCATAGAAATCGTATGCGACAATTCATGTACTCTAAGTTAGAGATACCAAAAGATATTATTAAATCAGAACATCAACGAGGTATATACTTCTCTACATTCTATGATAACAGTAGAGAATATCTCAGAGGTGAAATCGAAGAAGATAAGTTAGTCAAGTCATTTGACACCTCAGTCGAAGGTCTAACAAATCTTTGGAAAGAAAGATACGCCGCTAAGAGAATAAACAATCTTATGAACTCAGAGAGGCAGAGATTAGACTCAACTCTATTCTATGACGATGTTATATCTATGTCATGGGAAGATACTAAACATAAGTATCTCGGCGAAGTCGGAAGATAATGGGGCTATAGCTCAGTTGGGAGAGCGCCGCCTTTGCACGGCGGAGGTCAAGAGTTCGAATCTCTTTAGCTCCACCATTTCGGAAAGGTGGCAGAGCGGTTGAATGCACTGGTCTTGAAAACCAGCATACCTGAAAGGGTATCGAGGGTTCGAATCCCTCCCTTTCCGCCATCTAGGGGTTGACAATGACCATCACTTTTTAGTACCATAACCATATGAGATTAATAAGGAGAAAAAAATGAGTCATTGGGTAAACGATGTAATAGTAGATAACATCATATCAGATGTCGCTGATATGGCAGATAAAGATGTTATCATGGCACTCAACAGTGCAAATGTAAGTAAAGTAGCAAAATTTGATGGGTCAAGTCATGACTGCAACATCATAGATTTTGCAAGAGATGTTCTAATAGACCAAATGTGGGACGACCATGTAGATATGGGAGGTCCTCATGGGTGAAGTTGATTTAAGAGATTACTTTAGAGAATACGACCCTGTAAAATACAAACAATCTGGTAAAAGATACGAGGGTTATGTATCAGATGTTCAAAAAGATTTCATCAATGGAAGATTTTGGGAAGTAGATGAGTACGACCAAAAGGTTGATGATTACAAATTCACAGGAATAATCTATCATTCAGTCATGAAAGGTCTAGAATTAGAATGGTGGTTCGATGGTCAAGGTTGTGACAACTCAGCAATTGGGGTGTCCGGATGTTGGGAACA